ACCTCTTAAAACACATAGATAAAATAAACCCACCAAAGAAACTAATTATCGACAATTACGTTATTCAAAATATTAAACAAAAAAAATTACTATATTTACAAACGTGAACGAGGAGTTTATAAAAGAAAAAAGGCAAGTAATAGAAACTGCTTGTAAGAATATTTGCAAACATTCGGATATATGGAAAGACTTAGCACAGGAAGTAAACATATATTTTTTAACAAATGAGTTACCGAATAACCTGAATAAGATAGATGGCTTTATTTTCGTAGTGGCTTATAAGATGTTTCACTTGTCGGGTTCTGAATTTAACCGTTTGCATTTTGATAATGTTTTACAAGAATCTACAGAGCTTGACTACTTAAAATTAAAAGATATTCCGTACATTAGCAATAACGTGTACAAAGAATACCTAGAGCAAGTTAAACAGCTAGACGAAATGGAACGTATTTGGGTTGAAGAAATAGTTAAAAGAAACCTAAGTATAAAACTATTTAGCGACCATACAGGAATACACAGAGCCACAGCAAAGGAACGAATGGAAAGCATATATAACAAGTTAAGAAAGCAAAACAAATGAGCATAATTATAATATCAATTTTAGCAGTACTAGCATGGACTAGTTTATTCAAACAAACCTTTTCAATTAAAGAGGGGTTTAAATATGTTTATGAGCCGATAAGTAAGATACTTTATACTTTAGACTTTAAGCCTTTAAATTGCGCCTATTGTTTGTCTTTTTGGATAGGTATAGGTCTTAGTATTATATTCATGGACATTACTTACATGGTTATATTTTTATACTTTGCCTTTAGAGATGGCAATGACCTTATAGAATGGTTTAAAAATATTGACAGAGTTATAAAGAGAGACCAATGAACTACAGAGAGTTAAAATGGGGAGCTTTAAAGAGCTATGCAACTAAGATAGGAATAAACACCAAAGGAATGACAAAGGTAGCTTTATTAGATTGCCTAGCTGCTATGCCTGAGGAAGCGCACGAAGTAGAAGAGTTAACACCGTTTACAGGGATAAAACAAGAACACCCATTGTTTGACGAGGTAAAACCTTACTTGCCATATTTAAAAGCCTATAAAAAGTTGAATGCTATTAGTCCTAACCCTGAGGTTAACGAAGCAATAGCTACTTTGTTTCTTAAATATATTGAGCAGGATAAAAATGTAAGAATAAACTTAGGGTGCGGAATATGTAAGCAGAGGTATTATCAAAGAATGATTGCAGGATACAATAGGCTAGCTGAGGAGTATGGAGGAGAACGTATATAGCTACTGCCTAGAAGTGCATGAGGATGGTCAACTCTACATGGTCACAGAGTATATGAACGGATACATAACTATTTGGGCAGCAAATGCAACTATAGAAACAGAAGGCGAAGTATATTTTATAAATTTGTATGAAGATTAAAAAGAAACACTATAAAGCTCTACAGTATGCCTCGCTTATTCAGAGGTGGAAATACTTACCCAGTAACTTTATTTTTGAAGTGGTAAACAATAGCGAGGTAAACGAACAGATGTTAAACAGAAATAGAATAGAGCAGAATGGTAAAAGAATATGAAGCAATGGATTGGTCAAAAGAATACACATACAAAGATAAAAAGATATACATTAGTCACGAGACTAAGAAGTATATTATATGTTCGTTTAACGAGAATGGACAAGGAAAGTTTAAGCTAGATAAGACTGCTTTCTATGGCTAGGCATATTATAATATTCTTCTCTGCTTTATTCTTAGAGATAGGCAGTACAATGTATATAAATAGCGTAGCAGATAAAGCAATGATAAGCACAATGTTTTGGGCTTTCTTAGGTCCTTTTATAGCTTTACCTTTTGCAGGATTTGTAGCAGATGCTAAAACATGGCTAGAGAGATTCTACTTAGCTTTGTCTTCTTCTATAGGCTATACAGTAGGCGCCTTAATAAGTATGTATTTTATATTAAATTAAAAAAAAATGAATATTGAACAAGTAAAATTATCAAAGGTTAAAAATAACCCTAACAATCCTAGACTCATAAAAGATTATAAGTTTAAAAAGTTAGTCAACTCCATTAAAGAGTTTCCAGAGATGCTAAAGATACGACCTATTGTAGTCAACGAAGACATGATTGTACTAGGTGGTAACATGCGATTAAAGGCTTGCAGAGAGGCAGGACTTAAAGAAGTGTTTATAATTAAAGTTAGTGAATTAACAGAGGAACAACAGAGAGAGTTCGTAATAAAAGATAACTCAGGTTTCGGTGAATGGGATTGGGATATGTTAGCGAATGAATGGGATAATGCTCAACTGAATGAATGGGGGTTAGATGTTTGGCAGCCTGATAAAGAAGTTGATTACAGTATTTTAAATGATATTGATTTAGATGAGAAAGTTGATAATATGTATCAACAAACTAAAAAGTCAATTATACTTGAATACCCTGCTGATGGTTTTGAAATAATTAAGAAACTGTATGATAAATTAAAAAGTGAGGGAGTTGATTTGCAAGGTTTATTTTATGAAGCAATGAAAAGATCATGATATATAAAATAGTTATTCCGTCATACAAAAGAAGTAAAGTAATAAATAATAAAACTTTAAAGTATTTGAGCAAGTGTAACATTCCCTTGTCTAATGTTGATGTATTTGTTAGTGATAAAGAGCAATTAAATGAATATAAAAAAAATTGTAAATACAAAGAAGTTAATTTTATCATAGGGGGTGAAAATATTACACAGCAAAGAAATATAATACATACATATTATCCTGATGGTAGTTTAATTTTATCTATGGATGATGACATAGACGAAATGCAAATTAATAATAATAAAAAATTAATTCCTTTTTACAAATTAAATGAGTTGTCAAATATTGCTCAAAATGAAATGAATAAAAATAGAACTAAGATATGCGGCATATACCCAGTTGCAAATCATTTTTTTATGAGTAATAAAATATCCACAAATTTAAAGTATATAGCAGCAGGATTTTATTTTTTTATAGCAGAAAAAGATAATCAATTATTAGTTGAGCTTGAAGATAAAGAAGATTTTGAAAGAAGCATAAAGTATTTTATAAAATACAACTCAGTAGTCAGGTTAGAAATGATAACGATGAAAACTAAATTTTATAAAGGTGAGGGAGGGTTACAAGCAACAAGAACTGATGAAAGAATTAAAAAGTCAGCTTTATTTCTAGCTGCTAAATATCCTAAATATTGTAAAATGAATACAGCAAAAAAAACAGGTTTTGCAGAAGTTAGATTAATAAATAAAAAATGAAGATCTTAAAATTAATAAAACAAGAACACGACATTAAAGTTGGTAAAAGATGCGATTATATTCCCTCAACTATTGATGAGAGTTGTTTGTTAGAATATGAAGGAAAAGTCATAGGGTTTTATTTGACTAAACTACCAAATAGATTACAGCAGTTTTTAGACATAGCAAACAATGAGTTCATTGGAGATAATGTTCCTAAGAGTTTGCTAGAAAGAGCTGAAGTAATGGCAACGCAAAGAAAGTATGGTATAACAAGAAGTCAAGCAAAAGCGTTAAGCACAGTACAGATGTCAACAATACTGGGAGGTATATTGGCAAAGCCACATTTAAGAAGACCATACAATTCTATTTCACAAGTTCATACACACAAAAAAGCAAATACATTTATTAAAGCGATGTTAATGTGTTGTTTAGAAAGTGAGAAACTAATCAAACAATATATGCCTGAACAATATGAATCACAAAAAAAACTAATTGAGGAAACTACATTACCAAAATATAGGTTCGGTAATTTATTTACAAGCAGTATATCTAATTATAATATTGCAGCACCATACCATCAAGATAGAGGTAATTTAAAAGAAACCGTGAATGTTATATTAACGAAAAGAAAACAATCAAAAGGGGGAGCTTTACACATTCCTGACTTTGGGCACGTTTTTAAACAAGATAATAATAGTATCCTCGTGTACCCTGCTTGGTATAATATTCATGGAGTTACAAAAATAATTAGGGAGAATGAACAATCATATAGAAATAGTTTAATATTCTACCCATTAAAAGGATTTGATAAATAAATAATAATGGCGAAAGAAGATAATTTAATACCTTTTAAAAAAGGGCAAAGCGGAAACCCAAAAGGTAGACCGAAGAAGTGGGTAAGCACATTAACTGATTCAGGTTATAAAATGTCAGAGGTTAGAGATTGTATTCTAGCTATGATGGCAATGAACATGGAGGAGCTTCAAGATGCTTTTGAGAATGCAAACGCAACAGCACTAGAAAAGACTGTGGCAGGAGCAATAAGGAAAAGCATAACAAAGGGTTCTCTATACTCAATGGAAACATTAATGGACAGAGTATTTGGAAAACCAAAGGAAACTGTAGACAGTCACGTAGAAATAAAAGATACAACGCACACAACTGAGTGGGGAACATAAAACTATACAAGCCACATCCTAAACAAAGGGAAATACATGAAGCCTTAGAAACAGATATAAAATATTGCATTGTTTCAATCGGCAGACAGTTTGGTAAAACATTATTTGCAGAAAACCAAGCAGTCAAATGGGGGTTAGAAAATAAGAACTGGAAGATAGGGTGGATCAGTCCAACTTACAAACAAGCTAAGAAAGTATTTAAAGAAATTGCAAAAGCTCTAGCTGATTGCATATACGTTATAGGAGTAAACAGAGGCGATCTAGTTATTGAGTTTAACAATGGCTCTGTAATTCAATTCTATTCAGCAGAAGCATACGACTCTATTAGAGGAGAAACTTTTGATGCTCTTATCTGTGATGAGTTCGCTTTCTTTAAACCTGAGGCATGGAATGAAGTATTGAAAGCAACCGTATTAGTGCGAGGCAAGAAAGTACTTATATTGTCAACTCCAAAAGGTAAGAATCAGTTTTACAATCTATTCAATCTAGCACAGCATAATCAAAACTATATTAGTTTTAGAGGTAGCTCATATGATAACCCATTTATAGACCCTGCAGAAATAAGAGAAGCAGAAAGGAATCTTCCCGACCACGTATTTAAACAGGAGTATCTAGCAGAGTTTTTAGACAATGGGAGTAGTGTATTCAGAAATATAAAAGAGTGCATTAAAACTTCTGTAAACACCTCTAGCCTTTATGCAGGAATCGACTTAGGTCGCTCGGACGATTATACAGTACTAACGATTTGCGATAGTAACAATATAGAAGTATATTCTGAAAGGTGGAGGCATATGGAATGGAGCAGTATAATAAATAACATAGTAACCCAGTTAAACAAGTACAGACCGAATACATTGGTCGAATCTAACGGAGCGCAGGATGCTATCTTCGAACAGATAAGAAACAAGGTAAGCTATAATAAAAATAGTATTCAACCTTTCGTTACTACATCCAAAAGTAAACAAAATATAGTAGAGGATTTGATCGTAAAGTTCGAAAATAAAGATATAGGAATAATAGGACACGAATGGCAAGTAAACGAGCTAGAAGTATTTACCTATGAGTATAACCTAAAGACTAGAGCAATTAAGTACAGCGCTCCTGTAGGCTTGCATGATGATTATGTAATGAGTAGAGCAATATGCAACCACGCTTTAAAAACTATGAAAGCAAGCGGTAAGTATTTCGTATATTAATTATACAACTAATTTATTTTTTTACAATAGACAATATGAGAATACCAAAGAGTTTAAAAGAGGTGTTAGTTAAAGACTACATTCAAATAAACAAAATAAGGAGTGCTGAGTACGACAACCCTTTCACTAGGACTATCGACCTATTGTGTATTTTCAATAAGAGAGAGGATGTATTAAAATGTAAACCATCTGAGTTAGCTATTGACCTTTCGCATTTATTAGTTGAGCCTAGCCGAACCCTGAAACAATACTTTACTATTAACGGTAAAAGGTACGGAATAGTTAACCACATAAACGATTTAGAGGCAGGGCAGTACATGAGCTTTACAACTTACTTAAAAGGGTTTGCAGATAACCCTAACGTACATATTGAGCAGATGCCCGACATATTGGCTAGTGTTATCTTTCCAGTCGATAAGAATAATAAGGTTATGGCAATAGAGCCTAGTTACTTTCGTAACCTAGCAGATGACATACGTAATACAATGTCTATAGAAGACGCGTACCCTATTGCTGTTTTTTTTTGCAATCTATCAGCGAGCTTAATGAACTTTACTCAAGACTATTTGAATCAGAAATTGGAGAGCATGACGGAGCAGAGCAAGAACGCAATATTGGAGGTAGCGAAGGATTTGGAGAAAGATGGGGATGGATTGCCACCCTCGATTCGCTCTGCAATGGAGACTTTACGAAGCGACCATATTACGAAAAAATGAACGTAATAGAGTTTTTAAATATTTGCTCTTATGTAAAAGAGAAGCAGAAAGCAGAAGCAGCACAAAGAAGAATTGAAGAACTTAAAAGAAGATGAGCGAAGGAATAGTAACTAAACATAGTTCAATATCTCAAGTCTTAGAGGACTTTGGTAATGATGTGCTAGGTAAGTTTAAAAGCAACCTAGAAAGAGACCGTGCTATTGCTTCTGGAGCTTTATATCAAAAGATGAACTTTAGATCTACTATAATGGGTACGGAGTTTCATTTTGTGCTAGACATGGGCGTTGACTATTGGCAGGCTGTAGATAAAGGCAGAGGTTCGACAAAGAAAGCAGGAGGTAATTTATTTGGAGCGATACTAGGATGGGTAAACACAAAAGCTACATTTGGAGGTTTCCAGAATGTACAGAATATTTCAGATAAGGCAGTACAGAGGGGTTTGGCTTATGTAATAGCAAGGAAGATCCACAAGAAGGGAACTAAAGGTAACAATTTTTATTCTAGTGTAATAACCGAACAAAGATTAGACAAATTAAAAAAAGACTTATCTAGTGCTGCTAGTGGAGACTTGAAAACAGTAATAACAGAGAGTTTCAAAAAACTAAAATAAATGGCAATAACTATACACGCAAACCCAAAAACCTTTGCTCCTGTTTATAACAAAATGGAGTATCTTATCAGCTCAACTAATTCAGGCGAGCCAAACTTTGCTCATTTAGTAGATATATATATAAATGGTTCAGCAACTAAAACAGTACGTTTAAGGATTCCAGTTAGACCTTCTGACAGTAAAGGAAAGGTAGACATCCACAGAGTTCTAGAGTCGGCTTTAACAAGTAATGTAGGAAGCCCTACAGGAACAGCAGGAACATACGAAGCCTCAAATAGTTCACTTTCTTATATCGTAAAGTTTGGGGAGGAATACGGAACTACAGTAACACAATATCCCGACCTTACAACCGACTCAAGCAGAAAGGCTTTTAACGCATCTTTAGAAAAGCGACCTTTTATAAATTGGGATGTAACAGAATACCAAATGGACGGTATTACTAAAAAGTTTTTAACTAATATGCCCGACAATAATAAAGTATCTATTAACTCTCATGGTTGGCTATACTTTAAAGAGGAGACTGTACTTTCTATTTATACAGTAGTAACATACAATTCTAGTGGTACTCTTATTAACTCTTTTAAGATAGATGCTACAGCTACAAGCGGAGACATTCAGTTTATACCTAGCTCTCCTGCTTCATTAAACAATATAGACAACGCTAATATAACATTAGGAGCGCAACCAATTATTGACTCAACTGTAGCATCTTACAAAATATGCTTAGGCTTAGTCTCTCCTTTGTCTAGCTCAGAGACTAGAACCTTTCAAATAGAGGAGGCTTGTAAGTATAACAGTAATACTTTAATCTTCCAAAACAACTTAGGAGCATTCGATAGCTTTACATTCTATAAAGGCGATATGTCAACTACAGACATAGAACGCAAGGACATGAAAGTAAATGTAGATAATGTAGTAGGCACTAACATTGTGTATAGTATGAATGAGCGCGAAAAAGTAACTTATTACACTAAGAAGAGCGAGACTATTAAGCTCATGTCGGATTGGATTAGCGAGGAGGAGAGTAATTGGTTATTAGAATTAATATCTAGCCCTGAGATATATTTACAAGAAGGGAACGAACTTACAGCAGTAGCGAAAATTAAAGCTACTAATTACGCTAAAAAGAAAGTGGTAAGAGACAAACTATTTAAAATAGACGTGGAGCTTGAGCTAGGTTATGATGACTACAGACAACGTATATAATGGTTAGAGAGAAACTTATAATAGATGGGGTAGACATTCCAATAGACAAAGGTATAAGCACAGTCTTAACTTTTAGCATTAAGGATATACAGCAACCCGACAAGGTAAAGAGTAGTTTTAGTAAGACTATTAAATTGCCGGGAAGTAAAGCAATAAATGATAAGCTAAATTTTATATTCGAGGTTAATAGCGATTCTACATTTAACCCTAACCTAAAACTAGACGCAGTTTATTATCAAAATGACATTGCTGTGTTTAGCGGTTTTATCCAGTTAAAAGACATACACAAAAAAGACTATAACCAAGTCGAATATAGTGTAGTATTATTTGGAGAAACTGCAAACATATTTAGAGAGCTAGGAAACAAGTTTCTGAATGACTCAGGCATGAATTGGAGCGAGTTAGACCATGACTATACAAGAGCAATACAAGAGAATAGTTGGGATACTAGTTACATTAAGAGTGGAGCAGTTACACCTTTTGCTTTAGGAAGTGGATACGTGTACCCTATGATTAACTATGGAAACGATACAGATATAGATAGATACGATGTTACAGAAATGTTTCCTGCTGTTTTTGCAAAGGAATATATAGACAGAATGTTTACAGATGCAGGCTATACTTATAGCTCTACTTTCTTTGATGCTTCATTATTTAAACACTTAGTAATACCTTTTAACGGCAAAGAGTTTAACCCAACAGAAACAGACTTAAGCCCTAGAAGGGTGCAAGCAAATACACCTTTATATGTAGATACAGGAACGGATAACTTTAGTATAGACACTAGTTCAACTCAAAACGGAGACCAATCAGTTAAAAAAGTTAGAATGACTAATTCTGTACTAGATGCAAATAGTCAATATAACACCACTACAGGAACGCTAACAGTAGGAGCAACTGGATTTTATAGAATTACTTTTGAAATATTTTTACAAGCAGAAGTTACTCCACAGTCAGGGAGCGCACTTGCTACAGATGTAGTTGTAAACGGAAACTCTAGATTTAAGAATGACTTTACTATTAAAGTAAATGGAACTACAGAAAATACAAACGCATCTTATATATTTGCTAATAACTTAACTCCTGCTGTAACTTACCAAACAGCCGATCCTAGCACTTACCCAGATGCAAACTTTACTACTCCTGCAAACCCTCACAACTTTAACCCACCAAATAGATATTTAGTTAGCGTAGATTTAAACTTAGACACAGGAGATACTGTACAGCTATATAATACTCAATCGTGGACATGGAATCAATTTACATCAGAAACATCTAACCCGTTCCCATATTACGAAAGATTTACTACAGTAGGCTATGACGCTACTTTTAAATCCATCTTACTAGGTGGCTCTATTTCTTTGGAAGTACTAGATAGACCTTATGTAGAGAATGACACTATAGAAATGGTGGCGGCTATTCCTGACAAGGTAAAACAAAGAGACTTTCTAACATCTATAATTAAGATGTTTAACCTCTATATGATACCCGACGAGAATAATCCAAAGAATATTATTATAGAGCCTAGAGCAGACTTTTACAATACAGACATAATAGACTGGAGCGATAAGCTAGATTATTCTCAG